CGCCAGCCTCAATGGAGGCGACCATGGACTCGCTCTCGGCGATGGACTCCATCTCCTCTTCGGAGACTTGCGTTCCCACTTGCTGGGTGCGCTTCCAAGCCTCACGGGCCAAGCGACGGCGCTCGGAGCCAGCGAATTGCTTTCGGATTTCCCACTCAGCCAATGCGGCTTGCATGTCCTTCCAAGTCCACTCGTTGCCTGTGAGTTCAAACCACTCAGCCTTGAGTTCCTTGGCTTCTGCGGCGAGCATCTCACCTTCGGCTCGGTCCATGCCGCCATCGGGGTTGGTCCCGTTGGGGCAGATGTAGCCAACGGCGCCAACACCGCAAGAAAAATTGTCTCGGTCAAACTCGTTCTTCAAAATGAGGCGTGCGAGGACCTCGGGGCAGTTTGTGTTGTTCGCCATGTATAGTCGTAGGCGCCACTCCTATATTAAGGTAGCGCCTATCAGTTTTCTTCATCGGCTGGGAGTGGGACCTCGGGAGGGGACACGGGCATACGGCCCTCTCGTTGCATGAGCATCTCGTGGTCGTGCTGAGCGGCGGCTCGTGCGAGTTCGTGGTCAAGTCGTGCGGCGGACAATTGCATGTCGGCCTCGTGCTGGGGTGTCATGTTTTGAATGTCGTTTGTGGTCTCCTGCTTGAACAAGTCCAGCAAGTTGGTGATGATGAGCAGGGCAGGACCACCGACGATACCTATGACCGTCAATTGGTTCTCTGTTATCTCCATGCCGTCCACCACGGATTTGTAGACAGCCAACGAAGCAAACGATACCCATGCAATAACGATGGGGACAGAGACAAACCAAAATAGGCTTCTCGTGGATGACTGCCGCTTCGCCATGTTCCTACTCATACCAATAGGCGGTTCATAACGCCATCGGGAGACCGAGTGTCGCGGCGATGAGCGAACCCGCCCATAGCGTGAGGTTGCGAACATACGCCTTAGCCGATTGGACGAACTCCGTGAGTTCGTCAATCTCCTTTTGCTGACGATTCTGCTCAACCTTGATGGATTGAATGTCGTCTGCAATATGCGCCAAGTGGTTGTCCCGAATGACGACAACATCTTCACGAAGGCCCTTGAGCATCTCCAAAAGAACCTCACTATCGCTCGCCATGTTGGGAATGACTGCAATATCCGGTTTATCACACTCACGACGGCCCACAAAAAGAGTGGCAATATGAGTATAGGTAGCAAAAGACTATATACCCCCATCTCATAGGCACTTATGCTCCGAAGGTTTTCATCTCCGGCAAAGCGCCGCCGTCATTGATTTCAAGGGCCAGCCGAGCGTAGAGCAAAGCGTGGAATGCGTGGTCGTCTCCATCTCGTCCGTACTTGGTGAGAGTCTGTCCCCGAATCGGACGGGTGTTCTTCTCGTCAGTCTCAGCGGAACTCGTCAGCGAGCACCACTCGTGCGCCACCCATGCAAGTGATTCGTCTCCATAGGGTAGGCTCACCTCACGGTTCTTGATGGCCTCCACGGTCTGCTCCACATAGGTCGTGCGGTCCACCACGCACATGAAAATGAGGTTGCGGTTGTTGTCTCGCTTCTTGTATTCGTAGGGCGTCATTGGCCGAGACGAGTAGTAGCAGGAACGCACACGCTCGCTGAACTCCTCCTGCAATTGCTTGACCTGCCGAGCACCATACCCTATGTCGGCCACTACCTGCACGCAGTTGTAGTCGGTTATCATCTGCTTGAGAATCTCCACTTCATCACCTTCGCCAGTCTCACGAGAGTCCAACTTGACGGCTTGTAGAATGTTGCTATCGGCGTCAATCACCACAACGGTGGTCTCCTTCCCCCAGTCAATCCCCATGTAGGTCTCGTTCGGTGGAGCGACCCCTCTAACGACATTCCGTTCTCGGTCAAAGACGGGTAGCACCTCGTCAAAGGTGAGCGGCTTGGTGGACCCTGCAAAGAACTCACCGAGCACTTCGTTGGAGTACCGTCGGGGAGTGTAGGTCTCCTTCTTCTGCGCTATGTCCTTGGCCGTGATGTCGGGGTGCATCTCCTGTGAAATGTGATACCCGATGATGTTCGCTTTGGAGTCCGTGTGAACCCACTTGCGAGCCTCGGTGTCCCACTCACCCTTCGTGGACTTCTCCCACAATTTCCAGAACTCGGACCCTTGCTCACGCGCCGTTCCCGATATGACCACCCATTTGTAGTCGGACTGAGCCAACATCTCAATCAGCATCGGGAGCACATCGCCGTCGGAGTCTTGGTACTCGTCAATGCAACACAGGTCAGCCTCAATACCGAGCAGGGCGTGAGCGTCTCCCCAGTTGGAGTAGGCGTAGAGGTGGTTCAGCGTCTTGGCTCCGACATCAAAGGTTTGGTGGCTCACGGAGGTCTTCACACGGGCGTTCATGAGCGTCCCATTGTTGATGGACCCCATCATAGCCCCGTTGAACCGCTCCTCAACGAAACGGCTCACCTGTGGCTGTCGGGGGGCCGTATAAACGGCGTTGAAGTAGGGTATGTTCAGCAGGCCGTAGAGCAGTAGGTTGCATATCGTCTCAGTCTTCTCCACCTTCCGAGAGCACTTGAGCACCACCATTTTGGTGGCGTCGTTCTTCTCCAAGGCTCCGAAGTGGCGATAAATCTCCACGAGGTAGTCCCTCTCGTCCAAGCGGAAAGGCTTGCCGTCAATCGTGCGGAAGTAGCACGACCAGCGGTCGGGGTAGAGTGCAATCTCCCGAGCCTGCTCGGCTGTCAATCGGCCCGTCTCGCCCTCCGCCATAGCCCCCGAGGGGGCGGCGGGGTTTGAAACCGTTGCGCTCGTTCAAGCCTCAGTTCTTGAAGACGGGGCCTTTCTTGGTGTGCTGGACGAAGTTTGGGCTTCCGCCGACATGGCGCTCATCGTAGGAGCAAACCTTCTTGAAGCCAGCGGCGACGAGGAGTGCACCGAAGTGCAGGGCTTCCTCAGCGTTCCACACATTGATGGAGACTTCTCGGCCGAAACCGTCGTTCTCAGCAAAGACCTTCCAGCAATGCTTGCTTGTAATCATCTCATCATCCGATGGAAGCAGTTCGTGGGTCATGTAGGTAGTTCCGAGCCATCGGTCCGATGTGAGGTCCTCAAGCGTGAGGTGTGCCGCCATGGTGTTGGCTTCATCGTTTCGTCCTTCTTCTTTGCTGGGTCCGCCGTTCTCATAGAACAGGAATTGTGGGTCTGCGTAGGTCATTTTCTATCTCTCCTTGTTTAAGCCATGGAGGCACCCCTATATTAAGGTGCCGCCTAAAAGGTATGAAATCAGTCCAGCAATCGCAAATCATGAGGTGGCCGAGGGGCGAGATACCAGTAGATGCCACACCCTTCGTTGCCTATTCGCCCGCATATGGCAACTTGGTTCGGCCATGAAGCACCGTCGCCCAAGGCCAAAGCGTGAATCGGTCCGTTCCGACCACAGTTGGGACAATATGGAATGGTGCCGATTCCCAAGACGGGGACTTCACGGGTTTGGGCGTTCATGGTTGGGTTGGTGGGAACCACCACGGTCCGAGGTATCGGCTGATTGAGAAGCCATAGCGTCATGGAGCCACCTTCTTTTTGATTTTGTCAAACACCTTTCGTTGCTTGGGTGTGAGTGGCTTTCCGAGGCTCGTGCGCTTCTCGCTGATGGAGTGCAAGAAAGAGTGCTCCCAGTCCGATAACTCGTCGTAGTGAGTGTTGAACACCTCAAGTGGCTCGTCCACAAGGGGAGTACCCAGTATGCCAGCCATGATGGCTTCGTAGGAGTCTTTGGTGCTCCACATCAAGTTGTGAAGACCGTATCGGCGAATTGCCTTTTCAATCGTTCCAATCTGCATGGCGAGGACCGGATGGACCTTGCCCTCGTCTACACCACGCTCAGCGTTGAGTCGGAAGTTCGTGGCGTCCTCGTCTTTCTGCTTGCGACGACGAGCGGACTCTGCGGCGAGCAACAGGCGGTCTGCGTGAGCCTTCTTGGAGTCTTCCTGCCAACGAATGACATCAGCACGGAAGTCTCGCTTCTTCTCAGCGAACCACTTCTCAGTCTTGCCGGTGAGGTAGCCTCGCTCACTAATCATGCGGTCGGCTCGCTTGGCGTAGGTCTTGTTCTCCTTGCCAAAGACGGGCCAGCCTTCACGAGCGCCTGTGGCGTAGTCTCGGTATTCTTCCCAGTAGGTTGTGAGGTTTCCCTCAGCGGCGAACTTGGCTCGGAAGAACTTGGCCTTGGCCTTGGCCATGGCGGCCTTGAGGAAGTCTCGCTTGGCGTCGCCTGTGAGTCCCTCAGCGGCGTCGGTCATAATCTCAACATGCTTCCACACACATTCGTTGCCGACGGTGATGGTTTTTCCTTGCACTTCGTCGTGGACTTGACACAATTCACGGATGTGCTGTTTTCCACACAGGAAGCAGTTGTGTTCTCCGACCTTGCCGTAGAGTGAGTGAGTGTATTTCCAATCGTGCTTGAAGTCGTCGTAGGTTCGGATGGTCATGTCCTCAATGTTCACGATGCGTGAGACCTTGGCGAGATTTGCGACCACACGCTTCTCGTGCGGGGCTACGCCTCGTTGTAGGTTCTCTACCACATGGTCGGGGAGGGGTGAACCCAATGGGGACCAGCGCTGAGCCTCGGTCATTCGCTCTCCTCCACAATGTCGGGGTCGTGAACCTCATGGTTGAGGGTGTATTCCTTGCGAGTGCGCTCGTTGCCGTGAGCAGTCGTGCCGTTCTTGACTTCTCGTGCTATGACCAAATCACCGTCTCGCTTCATCTGTTTGAGAACAAAGGACATTTGCTTGGGAGTCTTGCGGTATGTCGGCTTGATAGCACCATTCACGGGTTCGGTGAGTTCGCTGGCGCTTTGAGGGCGAGGGTCTGCTCGTAGACGGTCTACGATTGCTTGGCGTAGTGGCTTGGGGATTTTCATGTTTGTCCGCTCCATTTGTCCGTAGGTGGTTCCTATATATAAGTGTGCCGCAAAGGACACCACTTTCAAGGCCAACCAAATGAGGTCTTGCACGAGGCGCACTTCACGGTCAGCCCAACAGGTTGCCCGCTGGGACACAGGGACGCAGGTGCGTGGATGATAAGCCTTTGGGCGCAGTTCGGACATCGGGTCTGCTGGACCCAAAAGTCTCCTCCAAAGTCAATGTGAAGCGTTGTCCTTTTGTCCTTGTAGATGGGCGGGAGCGCCTCGGGTTCCCTCTCTTCAACGGTCGCTACGACCCCGATGTCCTCGTCGCTAAGCGGGTTGTCTGCTTCCCGCCAAATGGCGTTGTTGAGCGTCATTTCCGAGGAGTCGCCGGACGCTCCGAAGGTATGGAGCGTGATAACCTGTGGGTCCATACGGTATGTGTGGTCCACGAAAACAGAGAACCTAACATCTGTTCCACACTTCACATTGACGAACTGAGCAACGCCTTCTTGGTCGTCCATGGTCAAGCACATAGCAATTCGCCAAGCCATGAAAGCGAGCCACCCATGGTCCGATACGGGGCATTCTCCGTCGGGCCACAGGAGTTTGATTGCTTCTGCTGATTGAGAAGGAGCCAACCTACGGACCACGACTTGAGATAGGTGAAACGGAGCCTGCGCTCCTCCGCGAATGTAGAATCCCAAAGCGTTGTTTCCCATGGACTCAAGAACAGCAAACAGAACCTCTTGCTCATGCCAGCGTTCATCCTCTTCCGAGCCAATAGTTGGTGTTGTTGATGTGAGGATGGTGATAGGATTCTCCAAAGCCTCAGCGGTGTGTCTATCATCGTTCGTCCACAGGTGAATCAAGGCTTCTTGGTTTTCCGTCCTCATGAGGGCCAAATTGAGAGAGTTTAGTGCATCCTGCAAGCCATCCGTAGTGAAGCCTGCGGCCTGTTTGGCTTTGCCCCATGAGATGGGGTAGAGGGTCGGCTTGTCCGTGTGCATGGACGAAGGAATGAGTATCTTTCTCTTCATTGAGCCACCACCTTCTTCTTGCTCTTGAGGGCTTTCTTGAGTGCCGTCTTGAGTGGCAATAGAATGTCAGCGGCAAGCGTCTCCATGCCATTGATTTTAGCGTGGCCGTGATTCCCGTACCACTTGGCCGTGTTCATGCCAGCGATGCCGACTGAGAAGAGAATACAATCATCCGTCTCAGCGTCAGCCAACACAGAGCGAAGGTGGTCGCCGCTTCCCATACCCCGTGGTGCAGGTCCACATGGAGAACCGTCGCTGATGATGAACACCATGCGGCGAGCATCGGGACGACCGAACTGCTTGGTGCGGTTCATAGCCCACTTGACGGCGTAGCCATCGGAGTTTTGTGAACCCGAGAATGGTGTGGCAATTTGCCTCTTGACCGTGGTGGTGAGTGTTTCGTTGGCACCCTTTCGCACATTGATGTAGGTTGCTCCTTGACGGTAGCCACGAACGCTTCCATTGGACGAATTGAAGTCCACTACCTCGTAGTCCGCCCCAACGGCTTCCATGGCCTCAGAGAGCGCCACAGCGGCCTCAGCGGCTTGACGAGCACGACGACCCGACATGGAACCCGAGGCGTCAATGAGAATGACGCACTTCAACTTGAACTCCTCGTAGGTCTTGGGCTTGGTGAACAAGCGGTCGGAGGAGCGAACAGCCCATAGGCGGCGGTCGTCCAATTTGCCACGCTTGTGGTGAGTGGTCTCACGGGTGTCAGCACCTTTGATGAGTTTTTCCATGGTCTTAGCCACACGCTTCACAGCGCCACGGGTTCTACCTTTGGTCGCTTCGTAGTCTTGCACATCAGCCAACCAGCCGTTTCGCCAGTCGGGGTTCTTTTGAGTTATGATGAGGTGGCCACCATCGTTCACACGGTCGCCCGTGTCCTCGGGTTCATGGTCCACGGTGAGGTCCTCAAGGTCCGTGTCCTCGGGGAACCATAGTTCATCAGCGGAGTCAAAGACGGCTTGAGCCTCAGCCTTGAGGTTCTCCGTCAAGTCGTCGCCAAGAAATAATGCCTCGCATGAACCAGTTGAGCCACCGAGGAACTCAGTCTCATCGTTGTCGCCTTCACGGACAACGGTAGTGGAACCGAAGTCGTCGTCAGCGGTGTCGGGAAGTTGGTTGAATGACTTGCCTTCACCGTCGCCCTCACCGTCGCCAGCACCTTTGCCGTCAGCATCGCCGTCAGCATCGCCAGCACCAGCAGGCTCACCGTCGCCGTCGTCGCCGCCAGCACCAGCACCATCACCGTCAGCATCGCCTTCGGCAGGACCGTCGCCGTCTTGAGTGGAGTCGCTGGAAGGAATCTTCTCTACCAAGTCTTTGAAGCGCTTTGCTGGGGCGTCTTGAGCCTTGGCTTTGTTTCGCTTTTGGGAGTTAGCCGCCTTCTCTATGTTGTCAATGGACATGTCGTCCGAGAACAGACCTTCGCCTTCGGCAGAGGTAGAAGCACCGTATTCACTACCGTCGGACTCGTCCTCGGGGAAGTGCTTGCGGTAGACAGCAAGCACGATGCGAGCACCCTTAACCACATTGTTGGTGTCCTTGCAGGCCAAGGCGCCAGCGAACAAAGGACGAGCCTCGTCCATCATAGCGATGACCTTTGGGTTGTTGATGAAGTGTCCGACTGAGAGAATGGCTTCGGTGGCGATAGCGATGACGCCCATTTTTGCCGCCTCGTGGTCTTCAATGACACGACCGGCAACACCGGCTTTGTGAGTCTCCATCATCATGCGCTGAGCCATGTCCAAGCGCTTCTTGGAACCTGCAAAGTCCTTGCCCAGCAAGTAGTTCACACGAGCGTCCTCAAAGATGTTCACGAAGTCGTGAAGCAAGCGGTCTTCTTTGCCACGCTTGATGCCGTCGGTCATGTTCTTCCATGAGTTGAAGTTTGTGTACCGTAGGTGGCCAGCGGCCTCGTGTGCAAGGATTGCCTCGCTGAGAATGAGGTTCATGTTATCGCTGATACCCTGCATGATGGGGTAGGACAGGTGAACGGTGTCCCCGTCGGTTGCACATGGTTCCGATGGACCGACCTTCAAGCGCTTGACGGCTCGGCCTTTGCCTTCGTATTGACCACTCAACACCTTAGCAAGGTTGCCAAGGTGGTGCTGGTATGCAATGCGGGTTTGGTTGCTCCATGGTTGGGTCATGTTTGGTCCTATGCACACCACCTATATTAAGGTGGTGGCCTATCACAAACGATAGGGCGGGTTATCCTGTCGGTCCGAACGAAGCGTAGAAATGTAGCGGCGTGATACGGTGGATAGTTGGTCAATGTCCCACGCATGAGAGTGCATCATGAGTCCATGAGCGACCTGCTCGGGTGGTGTTCCGTTGTGGTGTGCCATACCCAGTACCGAGAGTGGGTGGGTGTCAAAATCGTGCATGAGGCGACCCGATAGAACTGCTTTCGCTTGGTCTCGTGGGTGGACGAAACCGAGGTCCTCGGTCATCGGAACCACGCCAAGTTCTGCGGCGATGATGGCTTGCCTCCACGACTTGGCGGTCTTGGCTATGTCGGCCGATAGGGGGTGGTCGCCCAGCATGGAACGCATATGCGATTCGCTCGGTCGCTTGAGTTCAATGACAACACAGGACTTCCGCACTTGATACGGGACTGATTGCAGGGATTGAGCGAGAATGGCCGTAGGAGGGGCGTGAGGGAGAGCGTTTGCTATTTTGGTCCACAACCCCTTGCGTATGAAATCGGCGTCATCTACGACGGCGTAGCGGCCTTTTCCAAAGAAGGTCGGGTGGCGGGCGTTCTCCATCGCTTTCAACGGGTCCTCGTGAGTCTCAGCATCCATCTCCATGTCGGCTCCGAGAGTTGCGAGGACATGGTTCTTGCCGCATCCAGCGGGGCCAAAGAGAATGAGAGGTCGGATGGGGTCTCGTAGCCATTGACGGACGCCCTCAATGGGGGCCTTGGGTCCAAGGAGCATTTCAATCCAGCATCCGTTGCTTCCGTGGGAGGAGGGTGTCTTGGTCTGGATGGAGGAGTTCTCCGAGTGTCTTCATTCGCATTCCTGTGTGTTTGCACAGTCGTCGCACGAGTTCCTCAAGGTCTTCAATCCGTTGCTCCATTTCAGTAGGTGTCATGGCCTCAAGGGCCACTCCCACCTATTTGAACCGAGGTGGCGAGGGGGGAGGAGAGAAGCATCTCAGCCGTGTCCCCCCTCACCGTGTTCACGGCTAAGAGAGTATCAAACGAAGTCCTCAAGGCGAGCGCGTGCGGCGGCTTCAACGGTCGCCATCTCGTCGGGGAGGTAGCGGCCAATCATGACATACCGAACGGCTTCGGAAAGGCTGAGGTCCTCCAATTCGTCGCAGAGTTGAACGAGCATACGAGTGGAGGTGTCGGTCTCCATTTGGTGCTCCTTCTTGAGGCGGCGGAGGTCGTTGGCGAGGTCCACGAGGTTGCCGACAAGTTCCTCATCGGCGAAGCCTGTTTGGCTCATGACGACCTGCACTTCCAAGTCTCGTGGAAGGTAGGTGAAGGGAATGGAGTAGGTGAAACGGTTCTTGGTAGCCGCATTCATTTCGTTCACGCCAGCGTAGTCCTCGGGAGGGTTCATGGTTCCAATAATCATGAAGCCAGCCTTGGCCTTGACCACACGGTTGTTGTCATCGGGAATGACCATCATGCCCGTGTCCATCAAGCCGTTGAGTGCGATGAGAATGTTCTCACGAGCGGCGTTGATTTCGTCGCAGAGGAGGGGTAGTCCGAGTTCAGCGGCCATGGTGAGGATGCCGTCTTGGAACACGACTTCGCCATTTCGCAAGGTGCGAGAGCCAATGAATTGGTCCTCGGTGATGCCGTCCGAGAGGTTCACTCGGAGCAGGGGCATATTGACCTCGTGGAAGAAGGACTTGGCCAGTTCGGACTTGCCGCAACCCGTGGGACCGACTGCAAGCATGTGAGCCTTGATGGTGTCTCCTTTCAAAGAGCGGCGAACGCGATTGGCAAGCAAGCGGTACTCTTGGCGGTCGGACTCAACAAAGACACGACGGGAAGGAATGAGGGACTTGAGGTACTCGCTCAACTGGGCGACAGCCTCGGGGCTGTTTCGTGGGACTCCGTAGAAGGAGCCGCCAACCTGCACGGTGGCCACGGGGGCGTCGTCAGCAGGAATGGCAGTCAAAGTGGTGGATGCCACAGGAGTGTCAAACAACGAAGGGGTGTGCACCACGGAGTTCACCGTGGGGGCGCCGCCAGCAAGCAGAATGTCGGCTTGGGCTTTGGACCACACTTGGCGGTCGTCGCCAATGGACACACGGCAGATGCCTGCTTTGTCCAAGCGGTGGGCGCTGAAAGCGTTGGACTTCAACGATTTCACAGTCGTCTCACGGCCGCTGGCTGTGATGAGACCGCATACGCTCTCAAGGTATTGTTCTTCGGTCATACGGCCGCCAGCATTTGCGACGGCTTCGGTCATGGCTTCAATGGTAGTTAGGCTCATTTGGGTTCTCTCCAAACCGACCTAACACACCCCACCTATATCAAGGTAGCGGTCAAAGGGTGTCGGGAGGCAAAAATCCTTTGATGATGAGATATGTGCGAAGGTTGTCCTCAGTCCATCGTTTGAACCCTTGAACACCTTCCCATTCCCGCAACGAACGAGCGGCTTCCCACATCTGCCGAATCTGTTTCCTATCCCACTCCATAACCTCGGCTATGCGACTCATGGCTTGAGCAACGACCGTCCAGCAAACAGCAGGTGGCTCCTTGCGGTCGTTCCATACCAAAGACAAGACAGCACGAGCGGCAACCCGTGGGTCCTCTCTCATACATTGGAGAGCGACGGCTTCAATCTGTGGTTCCATAGACTGGACGAATGAGGCTCGTTCCTTGCCTATGGCACGAACCCAGCGCTTGGACTGCATGTGCCGATAGGCGATGGTGCGGATTTGATAGTGAGTGAGTCCCACTTCATTCATCAGTAGGCGATAGCATTCCCGCTCTCTGCCAAGTTTCATGAGAACCACTCCTCCAATGTTGATGTCCCGACTCCCGATATGCAACGGTCCCAATTGGTCCCAAGTGCTCCAAGGATGGCGGCGAATGAATTGGACTGAGCGAACAGAGAATCAATGCTCATGAGCCTATCAACCTCAATACCATGCTGGTCGGGGGTGTCTCCCCACTCCACAGCGACTCTGCGATTGTTGGGAAGAGGTGCTGGCGCCGACTTGGCGAAAAAGATGAGTGGTTTGTCTCCCAAGTCAAAGGTCGTACCAAGGTTCTCGTTGCTCCACATGGCCGCTTTGTAGGCGAATGTGTCTCGCTTCTTGAATCCAAACGGCTGTCCGAAGTCCTTCTGCTCGGTCTGCTTGGGGTCTAACATGGACTCGTGATGTTCACGGAGCAACTTGCCGACTTCGGGCGCGTTGCCCCCATCCAATATGCAGTCAAAAATGGACTGTTGAACTCTCTTCACCACGGGTGGCGAGGAGGAACGACGAAGTTCAACACCCCGATAACCATGCTTCCCATTGAAGTCTCGGTAGGCGTACCTCTTCTTGACACCCCATTGGAAGTATCGCTGGTAGTAGGCGTCGGGCTTGATGTTGAAGAACTCGTTCTTGGCCACATTGAGCGTCTCCTTGGTGAAGTCGTGAAACGATTCGTTGAGTTCAGCGCACATGATTTCAGCCATGTCCATGACATCTCGTTCGGTGAACGAACGGATAGCCTCCTCAGCCTCGTCGTGATTGACGATGGCAACCTTGCAGGAGTCCGTGTCTTGGTAGAGCGTCGTGAACCGGAGTTCTATACACCCAAGGGATGGGGGTATATAGTCTTTTTCCACATATACCCCTTCATCGCAGAACCAAAGGGTGCGGCGGTTGATGTAGTGCTTGTTCCAATCGTTATGCAGTCGTGCGGTTTCGGTGATGTCAGACCCAATCTCGGGGTCAGCGAGACGGAACGGTCGGTTGCGGGTTTTCTCAGTTCGTCCCGAACCCAGCACGCCATACCACGAGTTCATGTTCTCCTTCATAACTCGTTGCTGACGGTCCAACAGGAGAAGTTTCTCGGGGTCTTTCTCGGTCCTCATCTCGTCCTTAAGTGCTTGACGAGCGCTGGCGAGGTTGCGGAGAACACGGGCCATGATGGACTCTTTGTCTCGGCGATAGTAGCGACCGCCCCGTGTCTTGGTGTAGGGGAACGGGAAGCCGTCGGGATAGTCTGCTGGGTTCACCTTGGTGTCGGGACCGAAGTTTCCGGTGATGATAGCCGATGGATATTCCATGGAGTTGTCCAGTTCAAAGGCGTTCTTCCAAACCCCTGTTGGTGCGTCCATGACGAACCCACCTTGCTCAATGCCACCTTCGGGCATGGAAGAAGCGACTACTTGTACGGATGGTAGGATGATGTTCTCGTTCATCAGTAGGTGGCCCATCATGTCCTCAACGAGCATCATGTTGGAGTGGCTATTGTGTAGCGTAGAGTTGTGGTAGGCGGTCTTCATCACATAGAACGGGAGCAAGTCCAATTTGTCCATGCAACGATGAGCGCAAACATTGTCCCATGCGTTGTAGACTGCGAGCATCATTGGGTCTTCTTGCATCAGTTGAACGATGCGAGTTCTCGGCACCTTGCCGTAGCCCAGCGTTGAGTGAGCCATCCACGAAAGCGATGCCGCTCCGGTCGTGGCGGCGGCACCTTGTACCTGCTCAGCGTAGGCAATTTTGGTGTCAAAGGTTGGCATTCGTCGCATACCCTTGAGGTTGGGGACACCACTCAACCCTTCTTTCCACTTGAGCCTCTTGGCTCTGTTGTAGAGGTATGGAATGTCATAGCCCTTGATGTTCTGCCCTGCGAGGACATCGGGGTCGTAGCGGCGAATTGCTTTGGCCCACCAATCTAAGAGGTGGACTTCCCGTTCCAGCAAGTCGGGATGGTCAAAATTGACTACGACCACCTTATCGGGGTCAATGGCTGGAATAGGGTTCTCGTGCTCTACAACCGACTCAAGCGCCTCGGAGGACCCAAGGAACCTCTTGACCAAACGCTCGCTCGTAGGGGCCGTTGTGGCGATTTCATGGATGCCTGTGATTGAGTCATAGAGAGCGATGGAGACAACGGGTTCGGGCGCGTTCTCCATATCCAACGAGTCGGCTGTCTCAATGTCAAAGTAGAGAAGAGAGGGGGTGAAGTCCGAGGCAGGAACCTCGCTGGAATGAATGTTCACAGGACGCAAGGATTGCAGGTCGTTGCTGAGGTCCACCTCAATGACTGCCTCCCAGCCATGAATCCAGCGGACGAGCGATGCCCACTTGGCGTCTGCGGAGTAGTGTGGGTAGTAGAAGTCCCGAACCTTGCGAATGTGAAACGGAGAGTCCACTACGACCTCCATGAGGGGCGTGCCCTCCACGCTGGTTTTGTCCGAGGCGATGACTTTCTTCACGCCGTCTACTTTGTTTGACCACGGGTGCTCAGCCTTGGGCTTAGCAGTCCAAAAGGCGGCCTTGCATCCATGCACACGCAGGTTCACGGTGTCGCCGTTGCGTCGTTTGCATCGGAGCACAGTAGACCATAACTTCTCGTCGCCGTCTGCGGCCACATCAAGAATGAGCAGAGGTTCACGACTCATCGTCCTTCCCCCACAACAGACGACGCCATGCTGAGCGACGCTTCTTGCTCACGCCTTTGCTGGTCATGAGCAATTGAGTTTGACGAGTTTCCATCTCACGGATTTTGTCATCCAGCGCCTTGCGCTCGTTCTCAATCCGAATGAGAGCCGTGGCCAAATAGACGCAGAGGTCAAGTGCCTCTTCAATGGCCATCTCAACCCATGAGTCTTGCTTATTGCCCCATTGGGTCGTATCGTCCTCGGCACGAAGTCCGTGGCCGTAGCGTTCAACACCGACGGCCATGCGCTCCTTGATGATTTCAATAATCCTCGGGTTGTCATTTGCTTCATGGCTCATGGCGTTCTCTCCCATACGAATCCGTTCTCAAGTCCCGAGCGGTCGCACACGACACGGTAGCGTCGGAGCAAACGGTCAAGCCAAGTTTGACGAACATGGCATGGGATGGCGAGGAAGTTTTCACATTCAATGGCGAGTTCTTCTGCTAACGAGCGGTCTTTTTGGAAGGATAGGATTTCCCACATACTCTTGCGAGTTAGCCCCATATATATAAGGATTGTGCTCAAAGAACCACCTTCCGTAGGAATGCCTTGACGGCCAATGTGTCGTCTTGAGCGACGCTGGCCCAGTAGAGTCCATCACCAATACCTGCAAGGACGGCCTGCTGGATGCCAAGGGGCATAGACTCATCGTGAGCCACGAGGTCATAGAAGGCGTTGAGAATATCAACACCCGACATACCACGCTTAGCCATGGCATCCACCTCTTTGTCCACCTCACGGAAGAGTCTCAGCGAGTCTCCACGGCTGGCTTTCTTGGCCTTGGCCACTTTGGCCAGTAGGGTCTTGGTTCGGATGGGGTCCATCGTGATGATGAGGTCGCTCACATCTTCCTCGTGAACGGGACCTTTGACTCGCGTCAAGGTCCACAGGAGATTGATTGCCTTCCTCATTGAGCCTCGGCTGGTCCTGCACAGCAGTTGCATGGCCTCGGGTGTTAGTGAGTCCGATAGGGCGTTGAGGGCCGTGGACATGTCTTCATCATCAATCGGTTGGAACCTCGTGTCGCTGAAAGCACATCGGTCTTTGATGGGGTCAATCAACTTCTGCGGGTAGTTCGCTGAGAGGATGAAGCGAGTCTGTTTGTATCGCTCCATGGTGCGGCGTAGAGCCGACTGAGCGTCGGGGGTGAGGTTGTCTGCTTCGTCCAAGAACACGACATTGAAGGGCATAGGACGAGTCTCTCCGTCGGGGGTAGTGTAGGTCCCGATGACTCCACGGCTGGCGAACTCCTTGACCTTGGTGCGTATGACACCGATGGAGCGTTCATCCGAAGCGTTGAGTTCCAGCCAGTTGGACTCCCACGAGTCGCCGAAGGAGTGCTTCATGAAGGCGATAGCCGTTGAGGTCTTGCCTGTACCCGCTGGTCCTGCAAAGAGTAGGTGTGGCACGCTGGTGTCGCCGTCCTCGTGAAGGCGTTGAACCATGGCCAGTAGTACCTTGACAATGTGATGTTGGCCTACGACCTCAAAGAGGTTCTGCGGTCGGTGTTGTTCAGTCCACATCGGGTTCACCTGCACTCAACACAACCGCCGAGGTCGTGGTTGCATCGGCGCCCTTCGGCGCCGCATTGTGAACAATGGTCGGGTGCTCGGTCGGGGATGGTGTAGCCAGCCTTGCTCTTGCGTGTCTTGCGTTCAATCACGACGGTCTCGGTCTTGGGGACCTCAGCCACGACGACGGGTTCGTCGGCGGGTGCCTCAATCCGAATGCTCACATTTCCAATGCTGATTTCAACGGTGGTTGTCTTCATAGTTGGGACTTGGTGCCCCACCTACATAAAACAACCGCTCAAGAATTGCTTCCCACGACTCGGAAGCCCGTGGTGAGGTTGGCGTAGGAAGGAATGCGCTCTTTGCCCAAGCCAGCCATGTGGAAAACGATGGTGCCTTCTTCCTCGCGAAGCCAGCCGTCGTCGGTCTTGGTGTTCCATGCCTGCACAAAGACGGGGATGGTGATGTGAACGCGTTGGTTCTTGGAGACACGCACGCTCATACCCGTGTAGTCGTTAATGCGAATCATGCGGCACGCGATGTGCGACATGAAGCCGTCAAAGTGGCGGCCGACAATATCGGGCAGGCTCGGGAGGGAGTTCCTTGAGCGGGCAATTCGGTTTCGGACTTCGGCTTCAATCATGGTTCGGGCCATGATTAAGGGTAGGGTGCACCCCTATATTAAAGCATCGGTCAAAACAAATGAACCCAATCAAAACGGAGAACGGCGCTTGGCGTCCATGGCGGCTTCTCGCTCTGCGGCGAGGCGTGCCTTCTCAGCCTTCTCGGCATCGGCGGCGGCAAGTGCAACCTCAACCTCATTCCACCACACGAGTGTTTTGTTGAGAATGTCTTTGATGAGGGAGTCGGACAGGTCGTGGATTTCAATTTTCCACGCCATGCCTCGCTTGAAGAAGGAGACATCTTGGATGGTGCGGTCATCGTCAGCCGAGACTTTGCCTTCCGCTTTGAGTGCGTTGAACACATCGTCCTTGACCCAAATGGATGCGGCACCACGGCGGTCCCCGTAGATGGATGCGGCCACATACTGAGTGTCCATGTTTGGTTTGAGAGCGATGTAGTTCACCGCTCCTGCACTTCGTTCAACAGCCACGAACCCAGCGTGCTCAAACACTTCTTGAATGTGGGCTTTCGTTCGTCGCTTCATTTCTTGCTTGCCGATTTTTTCTGCGGTCATGTTCTATCGGAGGAAACCACACCTATATGAAGGTTATAGTTCTCGTCGTATTGGCCATTAGCATGTTTTTCACAGCAGGCACGACATGCTATTCGGCCTACTGGGACTGTATTTCTTAACACAACCGTTCCACAGGCGAGGCATGTGAGCCGATATTCGGGGCGTTGCCGTAGGAGCCACCGAGCGAAGTCAAACGACTCCTGTTTGAAGTGCCAGTAGCCATCCCAGTTCTCCTCAAGAACCACGAAGCGTGGTCCATGGCCTTCTTCCGCTCCGAGTAGGTAGTGGCACAGTTCGTGGTGTAGGAGGCCCTTGACGAGTTGTCCTCGTCCAAATGAGGCAGGATGAAACAGGATGAGAGGCTTGCCTTCGCCAAGAATGATGCGACCCTGCACCGCCTTGGCGTCTGCGTCCAAGTAGCCGTAGTCAAAGCAGGTCGGCAGGCCCAAAGCCCAGCCCCGCTCCTTGCATAGGGCATAGAAGTGGTGGTGAATGTGAGTTTGGTGTTCGCTCGTGAGCGCCATTGTCAATCCTCGGTTTGTATCACCAAGTCTCCCCCGTCTCGGGCAAGGACAAAGGTGCGATGAGGGTTCATCAGCAGTAGCGCTTGGACCGCCGAGCCAATCGCCGACGGGTCGCTCATGAGGCTCAGCCTCTTGCGCTCCATGCTCCAAGGGAGGCGTCATACGGTATATACCGATTGCCCACCTATTCAAGGCGACCGTTTTCACGGAGTCGCTCAATGCGAGCGAGGCACTTCTTGCAGTCCACATCGGCGATAGTGAGGGTGTCGTGCTCGTAGGTGCCGTGAACATTCCAGCGGCGTTCAACGCCACATGACATAGGGAAGAAGGTCTCTTTTGACTGAATGAAATAGAACTCCATCAAGTGGATTTTTTGTCCTTGTCCGAATTGTACGACGGTGGTTGGGCGGGTTGGGGTTTGGTTCTCCATGTTATACCGTAGGGGTCTCACCTATATTAAGGTATCTCACAAAAGGTCATGAAAGAGTGATGCAACGAGCGTTTGGGTGCTCCATCGGGCGCCAGTCAATCAACCACGACTGATGGTCTGCCGTTGGGTTCTTGACAATCACAGAGGAGATGTTCACATCGTAGTCTCTCGCCCACGAGTTCGCACAGGAGGCTATGTGAGCGAATAGGGCGAAGCGGTCGGGGAATGCCAGAGACGAGAACGAATCACGGCGGTCGTTGTCCCAAAGAATCCAAAGGCGAGTTGCCGTCTCGTCCCAGCAGAAAATGACCTGTTGCATGTTGCTCATTCGTATTCAATGCTAACCACGACGGCGGCGTGAGCCTCGGGCGAGGAGTTCGTGATGTTCACGGCGATACCGTTCCCACAACGAACCCCAGCGAAAGTGAGGGTGTTCACGCTTGACCCGTTCGCCGTCAGCAACAGACGAGCGATAATGTCGCCCGACCCATCAGCGGCGGCAGAGTCTCGGATTTCAAAAATGACATCGCCCGATGGCGGGGTGCCGAGAGGGTCTATGACTGAACTCACCGTGATTCCAAAGAGGATGGCGTGTTTGCCTGTTGCTACACCTGTGGCCGATAGGGACTTCACCGTGCTCATGCTTGGTCCTGTGGCCTGTGTGGCTCTTAACGGTGGCGGCTCACGCCCAAGTTCCACACCAAGAGCAACAATCGCCCTCTCCGCTTCGGTGGGGCATTCCACAGCAGTCTCGGTATGCGATGATTTCTCCAATCTCGGTGGTCGGTGTTTCTTCCATGTTATACCGTAGGGGCCACTCCTATATTAAAGTATCTCCTATAAAAACATAAGACGATTTTTGACTCAGCGTCCGAGAGGGGTATGTGGCAAAAATACGACCCGACATCTTACCGAGTCCGATAGGGGGGGGTCCTCACAGGTCGGCGGTCGGCCTCAGCGACGGCCCGCCTTCTTCATGAAGCGGCGGTGGGTCGCTCGTGTGTTCTCGCAAGGCGGGAAGCCCAAAGCACGGCCAAGGATGAAGGCCCCTCGCCATGCTTGGTGCTCCCACGGCATTTGAGCGTAGGTTAGGCTCCCTCGGTTGTAGGTGGTGCTCTCGTCGCTCGTGAGGGCGTCGGCGGTGAGGTTGCGGCCTGCGGCCGTGCGGATGGCGTGGTTGAGGGCGAAGGCTGGGCCATGGTTCCATGTGGTCGTTGTGCAACGGCTCACGCGTCGTCCATAGCCCTTGATGGTCTGCGTTGAGGACATGACGCCGAGGGCGGTTTGAAGGTAGTGGAGCGTCTCATGGATGATATGGTTCGCTGTGTATGCGGTGAGGCCGTCATAGTCTGCGGCCTTGACGCCTTGGAGATTGACCTTCATGTGGGGGTGCGTGCCGTCATAGCCAACACCGAGCGTGGTGATGGCCTCAATGTCTACATATCGGCCTTGGCGGGTGTCGTTGAGGACCTTCATGGAGGTCGCAAGGTGAGCGGGTCGGTGGGTGTTGCGGTCGTTCGTGAAGTGAACTTCAAGAGTCAAGCCGTTCAAGTCTGCTTCGGGGGCCACGGAGTCAATGACTCGGTGGATGAGGTCAGCCACATCAGCACGAACGGCAGAGCCGCCGACTCGCTTAGGGAAGGTTAGGGTTAGGGTGGTGTTCGCCATGGTTCCTCATGGAAGCCGCCCCTATATATAATGCACGCTCAAAAGTTTTGAAGGTATAGGCACGAAAAGACTATATACCCCCAGCCCTATGTTCAAGTGGATGATGATGCCCCCGAGGGGCCACCGCCTCTCAGTCATGCGTTTTTGCGCCAGCGTCCGCCCAGCGGCGGGTGCGTTGCCGAACGCCAGCCAGCGCCAGCGCCAGCGGTCGCCCGAAGGCGTCGCCGAGCACGCCGAGCGGCTCACTCAAGGCCGCCCTTGCAGACGGTGAAGCCGTGGGCGGTCATCCAGTCATCGCACACGATACCAAGGACGGCGCTGGCTGGGATGTCTCCGAACACCTGCAAGTCCTCAACGCCTGTGCCGTTGTCGTATTGGCCATATCCGTCCGTGGTGCGCTCTGCATCCACTTTGTCAAGGTCAATGGCCACGGTGAGGCCCTCGGGTGCCCAGCAGGTCTCAACACCGCCCGTGCGGACAAAGACGGAGTTCAAGCGGCTCTGAACTTCTCGGAAGTCTCGGCGCATTATCCAGCAGTTGGGTTCAGCGGCCTCATACATTTTAATCCACGAGAGCGGGCGGATTTGGAACTTGAAGCCAGCGGCGGCGATGAATTGGCGGGCGTTCTCGTAGCCCTCAGCGTCCTCTTTGTAGTCGGGGAGTTCCCAGCCTTGGGAGGCCATGGACTTGATGCCGTGGGCGAGGATTTGAGCGGCTCCGTTTTCGGTGGTGCGGTGGAAGGCGAGGTTCTTCATGATACAAGGAGGGAAGCCTCCCCTATATCAATGCGTCGGTCAAAGGTTCAGCCTCACGGCCACTCATGGACCGCGCCCAGCGGCGGCGGTGGACCCGTTCAGAGGTCGCCGTCCTCAGCGCACACAGCCGCCCACATGAGCAGGAAGGAGAGAAGAAGCACAATGTCCGCCAACATCAGCGCACACGCTCCACAAGGGACGCCACGGACTCCCACACGCCTTGAACGAAGGGGAACACGACGAAGGCCAAAACAACGCAGATGTGGGTTATCTCGCCCGTGTCAGCGGTGGCGAAGTAGTTCCAAGCGGCGGCGGCGCTCATTCGTTCACCTCGGTGCGGTGAGGGAATGAATAGGCGTCCTCGGTCGCTTGGTCGGTCGCGGCGGCGATGATGGCTTGAGCCATGGCGATGGCTTCGGCTCGGTTCATGTGAGCGGAAACGCTGGCGCCTTTGCCGTTCATGATGTGCACGCCGACGGAGTTCCCGTAGCCGTATGCACCACGGCGGACCACGATATTGACGGCTCCGTGTTGGCCTTGGTCGGTGAAGGACTCCGTGGAGAATCCGCTTGCTTGCTCGGTCATGGTTTGTGTTCCCATGATTCAATCCACGGGGCTTCCCCCTATAAAAGTATCGGTCATGAAAACCTTTATAGACTGTCAGCCTTATGTTCAAGTGGATGATGATGAGCGGGGGGTCGGCGGCCCCTCAGTCGTGCGTTTTTCGCTGTCGGCGGCTCGCGCCCGAGAGCGCCCCGTCCAGCCTCATCGGCCGTGAAGGCGGCAGTTCTCAAGGCGATGAACGCCCGTGCGGCGTGGGCCGCCCTGTGTGCGCTTGTAGTGGTGGCCAGCCTTGCGGTTGGCGTGCTTTTTGTTGGGTCGTCCTTGGGCCTTGGCCATCTCAAACGCCCCCGTTCATCTTAAGCACACGGTCCACCATGAGCGCCGTTCGGGTGGCGGGTTGGTTGTCTCGGCGAAGCATGACGGTGGCGACTTTTCCACGGCGAACCATGACCACGACATTTTGACCATTGGAGCCGCATTCAGCCGCACGCTCACCAGAGAGGCGGGCGGCATAAATGGCGAGGTCCTCGGCGGGGGTGATGAGGCCAGCCTCACGGACTGCGGCGACGGTGGCTTTGACCTCTGCTCGCTCACTCTCGGTGAGGCGGCTCATCATTCGGTCTCGTGCGTGTGTGGTGTTTCGCATGATGTCAATACGGGAGGCTCCCCTATATAATATGCTCGCTGAAAGGTTCTGGACCCGTTCGGGCCTAAACGCATGACTGCGAGCCTATCGGTCAAAATCGGCCAACGAGGCCCAGCGCGCCCCGAGGGGCGGCGGGCGTCGGGTTCAGTCGTCTCGGGGCGTGGTCGTCCACTCGCCGTTCATGTGGTCGTCAATTTGCTTTGAGATGCTCGCCATGAAAGCCACATTGAAGGTCATGACGGCTTCATTTTGGGCCGTGGTCGCTTCGCCGTTGAAGTCCGTCATGATGCAACGCCATGACATTTCGGCCACGATTTGAACGGGTGAGCGGTCGCAGGTGATGCCGACGGCGCAGGCTCGGATGGCTTCTTTTCGGGCGGTTGGGCTGGGGGCGTATGTCTCCATAGTGTTAGATGGGAGGCCGCCCCTATTATAACCTTTCGGTCATCAAAACCTTTATATGCTGTCGTCGCCCGTGTTCAAGTGGACGACGACGACTTATAGGGCGGCGGCCCCTCAGTCCGTCGTTTTTGCCTTCGGCAGAAACAACGGCGGACCTCTGATGTATCGGGCGAACCGCTCAGCGGTGAACGATAATCAAAGCGATGATGGTAAGCGGCGGGAACACCAAAACGGCTACGGGTCCAATGACCTTCATGGCTCGGACCAAGCGGCTCGGACCTTGACGGGCATAGGTTCGGTATTGGCTGGCGTAGGCGTTGATAATGTCGGCGCTCGCCTCGCTGGACTGGTAGGGGACTTGGTTCATGCTACGGCCAGAAAGTGCCCCTACATAAAGAGTTTGGTCAAAGGTTCTCAAATGCGGCGATTTGGTCGCCGTCCACAAACCACCGCCAGCGGGGCGCGTCCACGGCCTTCAATTGACCTTCCCAAGCGTGGAAGCGCTTCACGGCAGGTTCGGCGATGGCGGCGGCCTCACGGCGGAGGGAGGCCATAACCACGGCCTCGGAGAGCGAGAAGCGCAAGGCGTCCGCTCGGAGGCGTTCAACCTCACCAGCACGGAACCGCCGAAGGCGTCGGGTCGCTCGCTTGGACTCGCGCCGCTCCCGTCGGGATTGGCGCCGCTTGGGTCGCTCGGGCATCATGAGGCGACCCGTGCGGGCCACCTCTTTGAGCCTGCCGACTCATTGAAGGACTGCCCAAGGCTTGGCGGTGTGCCGATGCACTATGCCCGTGGCCCAGCGGCGAGCGTCAATGAATGCGTATGCGTCGGGGGTGTCTGTGTCTGAGAGGTAGCACTCAAAGAGGCGGGCGGCCGTGATTCCGATTAGAAGGGCCTTGTTGGTCTCTCCGTGGTCCAAGTAGTGGACAAGGGAGCGGCGGGCTTCTCGGCGGGCGTGTTGGGTGAAGGTTTGGTTCTCCATGATTCAAGCCACGGGGTCTCCCACCTTAAAGGTATCGGTCAAGCAAACCTTTATATCCTGTCGGCTCCCTGTTCATATTGCGAGGAGCGGGGGCGGACCCCGAGAGGAGCAGGCACGGGGGGAGACTCCGCATCCACAAACAAAACGCTGAAGAACGGGTATCGGCTAAAGTATCGGTTCAATCTGAGCGCGCCCCGAGGGCGGGTGAAAATGGGTGGCTCGCCTTTCACCGCCTCGCCCCGAAGGGTTGAAACATGGGCCTTTCACCCAAGATGGAGCAAAGCGCCGACCCCCTTCCTCCGCAGTAGGCACGGGTCCACGCCTGCCTATTGAGCGTGGCTCTCTGGGGAGGAGTAGTCCCCCGAGGTTCCTGTTTTGGCCATTGGGTCCCGTGCGAGATTGGTGCCGTCTCTCGCCCTCATCGTTGAAGCGAGGCTTTGCCGGACAGGGCCGCCGTGGCTTCCCTGCCGAGGTTGAGGGTTTGGCCGCTAAGCCTTCTCCCTGCACCGTAGAACTCTCGGAGTCCCCGCCGCTGGGCGACGGTTGTCCGCTCGCCGCTTATCCCTGTGCGGGACGGCGAGGTTCTCAATCTCGGGTCGGCACTCCCACCCCCGCTGAGGGGACAGGTGCGCTCTGTTCTATCGTAGCGGCTACCCCTATTAAAGGGTTTCGCTAAAAGATTGTGAAAACGGGTCGGGGGCGAACTCACCCCGACACTTCACCTTAGCCCGTCTCTCAGCCTACACTTTCACCAAGCAGGTTCACGCAGTTTCCTGCGCCCTTGCACTTAGGTCCATCACAGCGACTCTTTGGGGACCCTCTGGGCGGCTTTGGTGGCTACTGACGAGAGGACTTTCACCCCCGCTCCTTCCACCGCCCATTGGGCGTTTGGTCCGTTGTCGGTTGGCGCCCCCGCCCACTTGGGACAGGTGCGCTCTGGTCTATCGTAGGGGGTTCCCCTATTAAAGACTTTCCCTCAATACAACTTTCCAATGGAGAAGCGGAAGCCCTTCTTGACCATGGCGTCCATGACATTCATGAGGTGGGCATGTGCGTTCACGGGGGCGGCGTTGCGGCCGTAGCGTGGAATTGAAGAAATGACCACATGGGAGCCGTCTTCATCCTTGCGGTCGCCGTCTCTCAAGCAGGTGTTTCCGCCGTAGTTGCGGCTCCCCGTTTTGGTAGGGCTGATGAATGTACGGCCGTCGGAGGTGGTGTGAAGAAGTGCGTCGCCGTTGCGGAGGAGGATGTTTGCAGTCTCCGAGGAGATGCCGTCGCCCACCATTTTGTTTGGGGCGTCGTAGAATGCGGAGTGGTAGTGGACCGCTCGCATGTGCTTCTTAGCACGGGTCGTGTTGAATGCTTGCTTCTCGGTTCGGGTTAGGTAGGTCATGTTTGTTCCCTCTATTCCAAGCCACGGGGTTCCCCACCTTAAAGGTATCGGTCCCGCCCGCTTGTAGGTGTCCGACACCAATAGATGATGGGCTGTCGGTATATAGTCTTTTCTTATCTATATTATATTATATTGAATTAAATTAAATGAATAGAATGCACTATGACACACACACATGACAAGGTGTATGTGTGAAATAGGGAAGGGGGTCTCCTTGGAATTATCGGGCTTAATAACCAAACGGGGTACTGCAAGGCCAAACAATGTTGCAGGCTTTTGGGCGGTTTGTCCTGTTGGCGTGGGGTTTGAACTGTGGCCACGGGATTTGAACGGCGGTGTCTGGACCGGACGAAGTGGCAAAAACCCCCCAACATTAACGCGCCCCGCTCGGGGCCGTCGCTACAAAGACGGGTGGCCTATTGCTCGTCGTCGTCGTCCTCGGGGACGCCCCACTTATGGTCCTCAATCGCCTGCATCTCATCAAAGAGGGCGATGATTTCGTCGTCGGTCATGTTGTCCCAATCGGGTTCGTTGGCGGGGGTGTGTGCGCTCATACCCCGTCGTAGGCACGGGGGGATATAAACCCTTTGGTCTCAAAGGTTTGCACGGGTCCGCTTCACTCGCCTGCGGCCTATTGCGTGGAGTCGTAGCGGTCGCCAAACACGGCACACCATTGGCTCTCATGGGTTCGGTCTGCGGACCACCAAAAGCCGTCGCTGATGTCGGAGAGGACCATAATTTGAGCGTCTCGGGAGGGGCTGTATTCAATTTCTCGGGAGAAGGTGCCGCCGTGGCTAATGGTGCCGTCTGCGCGCTCGTAGGTGATGAGCATTGAAATGCGGTGCGTTTCTCGGCCACCCGAGTCGGTGAACACCTCCATGCCCATGACACGGGCATGACCTGCAACGGTGGTGTTGTATTTCAAGTCGTAGTCGCTCAGAGGCCATGTGGCGTTGAGGTCCGTGTAGGTCTCTCCAAGTTCAAAGCGGTGGGCGGGTGTCGGGGTGTCCGTCATGTTCAATCGTAGGGGGTCCCCTATATTAAAACTTTCGGTGTTAGAAACCTTTATAAGGTGTCAGCCCATCGGTTATGGACATCGGACGAAACGCGCCCCGCTGGGTCTGTCAATTTTGACGGATTCGGGGCGAATGAAAATCTCAGGATTTGAAATCCTTGCTCCCGCTGGGGCTACGCTGAGCGATAGCCCCGCCCATCGTGGGCGGAGTATAGAAGATGCCCCCCGCTCAACACTTGTGCGGGTTCAAACGGCCTCGGTACAGGTCGGTAGCCCATGCCTTGACGGCATCCTCGGCGGCGGTGTCTGGCGAGCCACGAATGCCGAAGTAGAAGTCTTCTTCAAGTGCGACCTCAACCATCATGGAAACGGTGTACGATTCGTCGTAGTGCATTTTGAAACCGAGTTCAAGGCGGCCCTTGGCGTAGGTCTGCGCTCGGAATGACGGGCGGTAGGTCATGTTCACTCACCCCACCACGACGGAACAGCGTTGCCACCCTCTCGGCTCTTGATGGCCTCAATGAGGTTCTTTGGGGAAAAGAAGCGGTCCTTCTCGGCTCGCACTTCTCGCATGGTCTGGGCGTCGGCATAGGTGAGTTCGTTCAAGTCGTTGCCGTGCTCGGAAATCCAAAAGCCGAACATCTCGCCCGTGCTGGGGTCTCGCTCAAGCACATAGAATGCAGAGCGGCCGCCGAAAAAGTAGCGGGCTTGAGCGACCTTCTCGCTCATGGGAACGCCGTCGGTAGCGTACAGGGCAGGGATTCGGCGGGTCTCGGCTTGGGTTAGGCGGGTTAGGTCTCGCATGTTTCATCGTAGGGGGTCCCCCCTATTAAAACTATCGGTCATCAAAACCTTTATAGGGTGTCAGCCCTTCCCTTAGATTGATGCGAGGACCCGTGGGGGTCGGGGCAGGGGCGAGGGCACGCGGGGAGATGCCGTCTCCAACACGCCCCGTGGCGCGTCGTCTCTCCACTTGAACATGAGAGACGACACCCTATAAACCTTTCGGCGTGGCGTTCTCTTGAGAGAACGAGACTTTGAGAACACAACCTTTATAGGCCGACAGTCCAAGGAAGCAACGACGGCCCGACGGCCCGACGGCCGAGCGGCCAAAAAATCAGAGCGCCCGCCCGTAGGCGAACGCTTGCGCTGGGGGGCCTCCCCCCGCCCCTTGGGGCGGAGGGCGGCGTTGAACGCCTCAGAGAGGCGGAGGGTGGACCGTGGCGGCGCTCGGCTCAGTCAAGGATGACCTTCACAGCGGCGGAGACGGTGCGGACGGTGGCGGCACGGAGGCGCTTCAAAAACGAGTTTTTGCGCTCGGTGTCGGCGGACCATTTCACCTTGTTGTCGGCGTAGTGAGCGGCCACGGTGTCAGCGGAAGCGCCACCTGCACGCATGATGGCGGCCTCAAGGGCTGTGTTGATGACCTTTCGGGCCTGTGGTGAGTTCACGCCGCCGAGTTCGTGAAGGATGGCGGTCAATGGGATGGCCGTGGTTGAGGAGCGCTGGAAGGAGGCGGCGACTTCAATCATGCCGCTC